CTATCTGACGCTTGGAAAAATTATAGAAATGAGCTTAGACAAATTCCACAAACACAAACAGATCCATATAACATTACATGGCCTACAGAACCTAGCTAATGCCTTATTGGAAAAAAGAACTTAATCAAATTCCAGTTATAAATATTCCACCTATTGAAGAAATAGAGACAATATCTATACCTCTTCCAACAGCAGAAGTACCTTTTTACACTCCGTTAGTTATACCTCCTAGTGATTTACGATCAACAGAGCAAATTGAAATAACAACAGATACTTCTATTGATAATTATGAAATAGATGCTGAAGCAACAGAAGGTACTTCTACTAAACCAAGTAATCAGCCAGGAATGAGAACAGTAAATTTGTTTTCTACAAATGTTGAGATACCTCTACCTGAAAATGAAATATTAATTACAGCAACTACTACAGCTGTAGTTTCAGTTGGAGCTGCATTAACTGCTACGGCTGTATTTAATTGGGTTGTAAAAGTTATGAAACCAGTAATTAAGACACTATGGAAGAAGATGACAAAAGGGAATGGCTCCACGACTCGATAAAAATATTTATTCTGTTATGGTCGATGGTGTTATTGTCTTGCAATTACATAAAAATACACGACAAAAAAATACTTGATTTTGATAGTACCTTTATAGCTTCGATTTTTTCAACATCCGCAGCTTCTCTGGGACTTAAAGGTATCGGAGGTGGAAGACTATCAGGTAACGGAAACGGAAACACAACAACTAAACCAAAAGCATGAAAAAATTAATCTTGCTTTTAGCGTTGTTATCACCCAGCATTGCTAAAGCCAACACAGTGACTCCTCAGTTCACAACTGGAAATATGACCTCAACTACAGTCACCACTCAGACTGTCAAAGAAGTTACAAAAAAAGAAATATACGGAGCTGCCGTAAAAACATGGTCAGGTACTAACGTAACTGCGTCCGCAGATATTGCTGGAGCTGCAACTAAATTTACAATTAAAGATGACACAAAAGCATGGCAGTTGGAAACGACTACTAGAGCTGCTGGTCTTATAGAAAAATGGGATATTACATCAGACTATACAATAAACTCCACTACAAATTCCTTCTCTGTCTTCTCGCAATAGGAAGTCCAGTATTTGCTGACGGAGATACAACTAATAATGCAACCCCCGTAGCGGCTGCGACAGGAAATGTGACCAATAGTGCGGTCCAATTTCAGAATAATGGAGCACCATCGAGACAGCATTTCAGCACTGGAAACTCGTGCAATGGAAGTACTATGACACTTAGTCCATTTTATATGGGTAATGATGTCGAACCTGAGACTGAAGATGGATATGTAATAAATGAAAACTGGGGAGTACAACTTGCCTTTATGGTTCCCCTAAACAGAGATCTAACTGAACAATGTGAACGCATAGCTGCTTTACATGAACGGAATATGAAACTCTCACAAGAAATGACAAGAGCACTTAAATGTACAGAACTCCATCGCAAAGGATTTACCTTTCGACCTGAGTCTGACTCATACAAATTGTGCTCTGATGTCGTGCCAATTCAATTAGTTAAAAAAGAAAATGCTAACACTCCTTAAACCAATAATCCTCACTTTTGTAAAAACAGAAAAATTTAAATTATTTGTAGTTCAACTATTAGAAAAACTAGCAGAACAAACTGAAAATGATTTAGATGATTATGCAATATCCATTGTTAAAAAAGGACTAGGTGTTTAACTTATGCAACAAGATAGACCCAAAGAGGTTTATGTAGAACCATCTTATAAAAAAATTTTAGAAAAATATTCTGAAGAAAAAAATAAACAAAATGAAAAAAGCAACTGAAGATCAGTTTAATGAACTGCATCAGTTGGTCACACAAGAGTTTTTAGACAGAGTTAAGAGTGGTGAAGCTACCACTCAAGACTTAAAAGCAGCCTGTGATTGGCTGAAAACTAATGATATTAGCGGTATCGCTTACGAAGGTAATCCATTAGCAAAACTAGCAAGTGTTTTACCAGAAGTAGACCCTGATCTTGTACAAAGGAGACTTTATGGCAAAAACCGCTGATTTTTATAAAAAAAATGCTGACGCTAGAAAAAAACGTCAAGCACAACAGTCTAGATATAACAAAACTGAAAAAGGTAAAAGCTTAATAGCTAATGCAAAAAAACTTAGAAAAAAACTTGGGATACCAAAAGGTTCAAACATGGATGCAGCCCACTATAAAGGCAGCACAACAAAAGGAAGACCACAACATAGATCCGAGAATAGAAAAAGCAGAACTAAAAAAGCATGACACCTTTACTACCTAGCCCTAACCATTACTTACAAAACCTAATAACAATGACAAGTTCAGAATCTAAACGGCTCTGGAGAAGAGCTATAAAAGAGCACTTCAACTGTCAATGTGTTTATTGCGGAAATTTTTATGAATTACACGAACTTACAATCGACCATGTTAAACCTAAAACTTATGGTGGAGAAGATTTACAATCTAACCTTGTACCCGCATGTACAAAATGTAATCAGGAGAAAGGTAGTAACTATTGGCTAAACTGGATGCGTTCACGCTTCGGATATAAGCCACAACGAGAGAAAAGAATATTAGATCATATTGCCTATGAGTGACGTTTTAAACGCCTTACAGGGGGATTTTAAGCTGTTTCTGCAAGCTTTATGGGAGCAGCTTAACTTACCACAACCTACAAGGGCACAATACGCTATTGCAGACTACCTACAACATGGTCCTAAAAGATTACAAGTACAAGCTTTCCGTGGTGTTGGTAAGTCTTGGATCACTGGAGCATTTGTTTTATGGACTCTGTTCAATAATCCAGAAAAGAAAATAATGATAATTTCTGCCTCTAAAGAGAGAGCAGACAATATGAGTATCTTTTTACAGAAACTAATTATCGAAACAGTCTGGCTTAAACACCTACAGCCTAAAAGTGATGACGCACGTTGGTCACGTATATCTTTCGATGTTAACTGTGCACCACACCAAGCACCCTCAGTTAAGTCTGTCGGTATTACTGGTCAGTTAACTGGATCTAGAGCTGACCTGATGATTCTAGATGATATAGAGGTGCCAGGAAATAGTATGACTGAGCTAATGAGAGAAAAACTCTTACAGCTCTGTACTGAAGCTGAATCTATACTTACCCCTCATGATGATAGTCGCATTATGTATCTGGGAACTCCCCAGACCACATTTACTGTATATAGAAAACTTGCTGAAAGAAACTATCGCCCTTTCGTATGGCCAGCTAGGTTTCCTAAAAATACTACGCCATACGAAGGTTTATTAGCACCACAACTACAAGAAGATATTGATAAAGGAGCAGAAGTTGGAGAATGTACAGACCCAGATAGATTTGATAACGAAGATCTATTGGAAAGAGAAGCAGCGATGGGAAGGAGCAATTTTATGCTTCAATTTCAACTCGATACAACCCTTAGCGATGCTGAAAAGTTTCCTCTTAAAATTGCTGACCTTATCGTTACTTCTGTTAATCCTACTAAAGCACCCGAAAATATCATTTGGTGCTCAGACCCCAGAAATGTTATTAGAGACTTACCCACTGTGGGTCTACCAGGAGACTACTTTTACTCTCCAATGCAATTACAAGGAGAATGGTCTGATTACTCTGAAACCATTTGTGCTTGCGACCCCAGTGGCCGTGGAACAGATGAAACCGCAGCATGCTATCTATCACAAAAAAATGGCCTTATCTACTTACATGAGATGAGGGCTTTTAGAGATGGTTATAGCGATAATACACTGCTTAATATACTAGAAGGTTGTAAAAAATATAAAGCATCAACCCTAGTAGTAGAAACAAACTTTGGAGATGGAATAGTAAGTGAACTCTTTAAAAAACATATTCAACAAACAAAACAAAACATTCTTATTGATGAAGTCCGTGCCACTGTTCGGAAAGAAGATAGAATTATTGACAGCATGGAACCTGTTCTTAACCAGCATCGCCTTATTGTTGACCGTGGGGTTATTAACTGGGATTACAACTCGAACTCAGAAGATCCACCTGAGAGTAGGCTCCTATACATGCTCTTCTATCAGATGAGTCGTATGTGCCGTATGAAATATGCAGTTAAGCATGATGACCGACTTGATTGCCTAGCTATGGGCGTTAAGTATTTCACAGATGCACTGTCTATTTCTGCACAGAACGAAATAAAATTTCGTAAAAGACAAGAATGGGAAGACATCCTAGAAGCTTTCTTAGACGATCCTCAAGCTTCCGCTAACCACCTAGTGCTTGGCTTAGACATGAATCAAAGACAACAAGCTTTAGGTAACGCTGACGGAAACTCAGTCCCTCACTGGTAAATTTAGAGGTCGGAATAAAAGGGGAAAGGAGAAGGGTGGACTTCTTTCTCTGTAGAAGGGAGACAACCTCCCTTTTACTTAATATGGATGAATCATATTACTGTAAATATCTCCCCAATCTCCCCAACCTAAGATGAGGAGAAAGGAGAGTGATAATAAGTATTAATACTATATATATTATATATGCCTAAACTAAAACTTAATACCTTCAAACGTATCTACAAGAGTCTTAAGACTCCTTGGACACCTATTAATTGGTTGATACTTGGTTACTTAATTGGGTTGGAGGAGCAGTATATTCACTTTAAAACTAAACATACTGTAGATGAGGCGATTGATGAGTACAATGCAAACGTATCCACTAAAGTGACTAAGCCTGAGATAGTAATGAAGAAGACAGAGGATGGATGGGAGATGTCTATAGGAGAGGTCGATAAAAAATAACATAAATTTCTGAAGGCATATATAAACGCACGGCCAAGGACGCACCCCCCTAGCGGGGTGGCTGTTTTTGCTGTCGCTAGTCTCTAAGACTGGCGAAGAAGCTAGTTATAGCAAGGGTTTAAGGCTATAATTTACAGCCAAAACCACTAAAACCACACAAAACAAAGCTTAATTTATTAGTTTTTTAGTTCAGTTTAGGGGCGGGGGCACGGCCTAAGCCTGTATATACAAGGGGCGATCTGTAGCGATTTAATATTGAGTATTAATACGGTACGGTTAACACTACTTTTAAAATGTGTGCACTAATGGAAGGGTTATACTATGTTCATTGTAATTACGTTGTTAAGTGGTTACTACTACTTACGAGCCGTAAGGACTAGACCTAATGCAATTGGTCAAATGAATAAAAGCTGAGACAGTGCAGCTATGAAAGACGGGGCGATTAACTTAGAAACCGTAACACTGTTACCGCTTGCCAGCGTTTGAAATAGGCATTGAGAGAAAGTAAACAAGCTTTTATTGAGGTTCAATTCCTCAACTCTCACTTAGCACTTAATTAATTATTAATGTGCTATTCATCCAATTATCCACTAACTACAATGTCATTCGACACAACAAAAACAGTTCAGGTTTACATCAAATCTAGATATGGTGTTGATCATTATTATGTTGTTGATGATAAACAATCAGAGGCAATACAGACACTTACTAAAAAGAAAACTGTTGATAGATGGGATTTTAGAGCATTAGAAACATTAGGCTTTTCTATCGAGCTAGTAATGGACCCTAGCAATTCACTCACAGGCGTTATTTCTAATGTTTAATAAATCCACTAAAAGAACAATCAAATTAATTATTTTTTATTGTTCTGCATGTTTCCTGTGTGCCTGGCCTTACAAAGTCATCATTCAAAATATCGCTGACAGTATGCATGACCGCACAGGTAGATTAAATGAATTTATTATTTCTTATTCAAACTATTTACAAAGGCAATGACCAAAGATGAAGCAATCTCTAACTTTAATGAGTTTTATTACACCGCTTTAAATACATTTAAGTGGTCAACTGGTGATGATCAAGTTTCCAAACATGAAGCCTGGATAGACTATATGGCCAACTTACTAAGAAACAAGAAAGTCACGCTACAAGAGTATTTTGACTGGTCAAATCCTTTTATCTAATTAATCCACTAAAGAAACAAATGAAACAACAAAATCAGATGGCAATAGCGGCCGCCCGTGTATGTCATAAATTATGCGTAGAAAAAAAGCTTGAATATCAGTTAAAAGACAATTTAACAGATATAGAAAAAGCTGATTTAGACCGCACATTATCAGCTATTGAAGAGCTAGAGACTTACATAGATGACGTTAAACCGAACACTTATTACACGTTAATTGGTGACGGTTCAAAGCCATCAATTGCCAGGGGTGACACCTGGGCACAATCAAAAGTAAACCTTAACCACTTAAACAAATGACCACCAAAAAACCCGAATTAGTTAGAACTGATTCAACACTAGACGCACAAAAGGATTTAGTACAAAAGTTAGGTCAAGAGCGATGGGACATTATAAGACTGGTTCAAGATGTTGGACTTGATCTAAGTCTACAAAATTCTTTAGAAGATACTTTTGTTTATTTATGCCATGAAGTGGTCAAACGTGATAGACCCTATCAAACGGCAATAAATCGTTTAAGAGAGTTAACACCGTGTACATGTCATGAACATGACAATGACAACTAACAAAATTAATTAAACAATTAATCCACTAAAGAAACTAAAAGTAAGTAACCAGGCTTACACGGGGGTTCAAGTCCCCCGCTTTTTATTGCCACTCACTGCGAGTGGTCACAAATAAAAAAAAATGGTTTTAGTCCACATCACTAAAAAATCATCAAACAAAAAAACAGGCCCTATTCCAGTTAGCACTACCGAAGAGAGCACTTGCCCGCCTACGTGCCCTTTTATAAATTCGGGATGCTACGCAAAGAGCGGCCCGCTCGCGTTGCATTGGAAGAAAACCAGCAACGGAACACAAAAGAATCTTACAGACTGGAACGGTTTATGTTCATTTATTGAACAATTGCCACCAGGTCAACTAATGAGAATAAACCAGGCGGGCGACATCCCACGCAATGGGGATGACATAGACGAATTCTTATTAGAACAACTAACAAAAGCAAACACGGGCCGCCGTGCCTACACTTATACACATCATAAGTTAAACCGCCATAACGTCCAGGCAATAAAGAAAGCAAACGCAAGCGGGTTCACAATATCCGCAAGCACTGAGAGTTTAGAAGCTGCTGACAATGCAATCGATAAAGGCTTAAACGCTGTAACCGTTATTAGTTCTAAACAAAAGCCACCAGCTCGAACACCAGCCGGCCGCCGTGTCGTTGTATGCCCAGCCCAAACAATGGACAACGTAACGTGCAGCACCTGTAAATTATGCAGCAATCAAAGAGATTTTGTTATTGCATTTATTGCCCACGGGTCACAAAAGAAAAAGATTGAAGCGGTTCTTAATTGATCCGCTTTAACTATTTACCACCTAACAATTATTTATTATGCCTAACTCACTTTGTAAACCTTACAAAAAACAAAATACCGAATTCAAATTAAAAAGAAGTTTGGTTAATGCGTACGTCACCGCCTCAGTCCCAAATACCAAACTACAAAAATCTGAGGCAATGGCTACAATAAAAGATTTAGAAAAACTTCTTAAAAAATATGAAATCAAGTGGGCCAAATACCAAGCCCGCCAAATCCTGGGCAGATTATGCAAATTTTAATTAAAAATAGTACAGTTGTATTAGTTTATACCTAAAACTAGTGCATTTGTACTATATTTTTTTTATTATTTTTTCCAGGATAGAACTGCGGCAAGGACGCAAGGACGCAAGGACGCAAGGCAAGGACGCAACGGCCTCTCTCTAGTGATGTGGACTAGGGCAAGGACGCAACCATAACTGACAACACCTGACTGTCATTAAACCCTATAGGTATTCACACTACCAAATGCGAGTATGCATAGATATCAAGTTGACT